AGGATAAGAAACCTACAATCTATTGGTAGAGGTTTAAGATTAAAAGATGATAATTCTGAAGCGACATTATACGACATAGCAGACGATATATCATATAAGGAAAAGGAAAATTATACTTTGGCACACTTTAGAGAACGAATAAATATTTACAACGAAGAAGATTTTGATTATGAAATTCATAACATTGATTTAAAATAATGCATCAACCTATGGAACACATAAAAATAATTAAACTAGTAAACGGCGATGATATAGTCTGTTCTTTTCCAAAAAAACAACTAGAACAAAAATCGCCTTTAATTAGAATTGTAAAACCACTATTAATTAAATATGTGCCTCAACTTACTTCTATGGGTATAAAAGATTATATTGCTCTTATTAAATGGGCGGCCTATACTAACGATACGGTAATTACCATACCAAAGGATAAGATACTTACAATAACTAATGCCAGCTCGGAGATGGGGAAATCATACGAACATATGGCCTCTGGTTATGAGAAACTTGATACACCGAAAAAAGACAATGATGTCTATAAAAGACAAGCTCTTACAGATGAAGATAATAAGAAGTTAAATGAGATATTTGATGAAGTTGGCGATAATGATGAATTTAATGAACACACTCCTCTATTTAAAAAGAAGACTTTACACTAGGGTACCAGGAGCTCTCTCTCAAAGGGCTACACCCCTATTATATACAAAATTAACAAAAAGTCAATGCTGATATGAAACGAAGAAACTATATTGCTAAAGAACTGTTGACACCAAAATTTAAACCGAAAATCGTCAAACCTAAAAAAGGTAAAGGTAGTTTTAAACGAAAAAAAGTCAACACAAGCTTGACAAATAAGACAACATAGAGTATATTATATATTATGAAAAGATCAAAGAAAAAGCCCGAACATTATGTTAATAATGCTGATTTTTTAGAAGCTATGAAAGGCTATAAAAAAACAGTTGACAAAGCCAAAAAAGAAAAGAAAGACAAACCACCGGTAACAGATTATATTGGTAGTTGTTTTTTAAAAATAGCCAACCACTTATCATACAGACCTAACTTTATAAATTATACATTTAGAGATGATATGATTTCTGATGGTATAGAGAATTGTTTACAATACCTAGATAATTTTAATCCAGCAAAATCAAACAATCCTTTTGCTTATTTTACACAAATAATTTACTACGCCTTTATTAGAAGAATACAAAAAGAAAAGAAACAGGTTACAATTAAACAAAGACTAATACACGAAAATAATTTAGATGACTTTACTTTACAACCTGGTGATGATGGTGGTGAATTTAAGAGCCAGTTTAGAGAATTTTTACAAAAGAATACAAAGTTAGAAGAACCAATTAAAAAAGAAAAAAAGAAAAAAAAGAAAACTAAATCTGGTCCTTTAGGTTAATATGAAAATAGCATTATTGAATGACACCCATTTTGGTTGTCGAAACGACTCACCAGCGTTTATGAATTATCATAATCGTTTTTATGATGAGATATTTTTCCCTTACATACAAAAAAACAATATAAAAACACTTGTTCATTTAGGTGATGTTGTTGATAGAAGAAAGTTTATCAACCACAATACAGCACACAATTTTAGAGAGAAGTTTTGGCATAGAATATCCGACTTACAAATAGACACACATATTATTATTGGTAACCACGATACTTATTACAAGAACACAAATGAAGTAAATGCTATTGAAAACCTAAACATAGGGCCTGATATAAAAATTTATACACAACCTAGAGAGGTTGATTTTGATGGTACACTTATACAATTCTTACCTTGGATTTGTGATGATAACTATGATGACTCAATACACGCCATAGACCACTCAAATGCCGATATATGTTTTGGTCATTTAGAGATAAAAGGTTTTGAAATGCATTCTGGTCATATGAACGAACACGGTTTAGAATCAGGTCAATTTAAAAGATTTGAAAAAGTAATATCTGGTCACTTTCATAAAAAATCAGATGACGGCCACATTTACTATCTTGGAACACAATACGAAATTATGTGGTCAGACTACAACTGCCCTAAAGGTTTTCATATATTTGATACAGAAACAAGAGAGTTAGAAAGAATAGATAATCCTATAAAGATATTTAAAAAGTTTATGTATGATGACACAAAATACAACTATGACCATAGCGGTATTCAAGCTTATGACGGCTGTTTTGTTAAGTTATTTGTATCTCAAAAAACAAATGAAGAAATGTATAGTAGATTAATTGAAAGATTTTACAATGAAATAAATGTACACGAACTTGTAATAGTAGAAGACCCTAGCGATATAAGAACCACCGTTAGAGACGATATATTAGATCAAGGAGAAGACACACTTACATTTTTAAATAATTATATTGAACAAGTAGATAGTGATTTAGATAAAAGAAAACTAAAAGAGTTTGCCAAAGAACTTTATGTGGAGGCCAGCGAATGAGTAAGATAAAACAAGTTGATTATAGTCATTTTAATTGGGGACCTTATGTTATGAAAACAAAAATGCCTGATTACATTGTTAGAAAACTAAAAGTTGAGGGAAATAAAGCAAAAATTTCATACAATAATAAACTAGCAGGTCATTTAGATCATCAATTTTTATATCCATCAAAAGTACAAAAATGGTTTTATAATGAGATACACCCTATCTTACAAGCGTATAGAGATGGTCATTGTAAATTTCACGGTATAAAAGATTTAAGAGTTGAATTATTAGCAGACGATTTATGGGTTAACTATATGAAAGCTGGTGACTTTAATCCTAAACATACACACGGTGGTAGTTATTCATTTGTATTATTTTTAGATGTGCCAAAAAAACTTAAACAAGAAGCTGATAAATTTGGAGGCACTAGTGCTAAACCTGGTTCATTGTTGTTTGAATTTACACAACAGGCAAAGCCAAGATGGGCATCCACCGGCACAACAATTTTACCAGAGACAGGAGATTTATATATGTTTCCTGCTATGTTACAACATTGGGTTTGTCCATTTAAATCTAAGGTAACAAGAATAAGTGTGTCAGGAAATTTAAGAATTGGAAATTGGGATAAACTACCATATGATTACTTTTAAAAAAATAAAATATAAAAATTTTTTATCTACTGGTAACACACCAATAGAGATAGATTTACACAAGTCAAATACAACTTTAATTGTAGGTAGTAATGGTTCTGGCAAATCAACTTTATTAGACGCTTTGTGTTTTGTATTATTTAATAGACCATTTAGAATTATTAAAAAAGAACAAATGGTCAACACAATAAATCAAGGTGATTGTGAGATAACAGTAGAGTTTGATGTTGGTACTAAAAAGTTTAAAATTATAAGAGGTATAAAACCAAATATATTTGAAATATATCAGGATGGCCAACTTATAAACCAAGACGCCTCTAATATAGACTATCAAAAATACCTAGAAAATAATATAATGAGATTAAATTATAGATCATTTTTACAGGTTGTATTATTAGGCTCATCATCATACGAGCCGTTTATGAAAATGAAACCACGATATAGACGAGAAGTGGTAGAAGAAATATTAGACATTAGAGTATTTGGTCTTATGGATTTAATACTACGACCTCAACAATCAGAATTAGTAAGAAATGTATCAGATTTAGGCCATCAATGTGATTTGATAGAACAAAAGTACGAGACTGAACAAAAACACTATCAAGCTATCTCCGACTTAAACCTGAACGACCTAGAGGGTAAAAGGAAGACATTAGAGAAAAACAAAGAGGCAGAGACAGAGTATCATAAAAAGATTGATAATATTAACAGACAGCTAGAAAAACACGAAACAGATGTAAGAGACAGAGATAAAACAGAGAAGAAACTAAATCAGTTAACTAAACTAGAGGCCAAGATAGAACAAAATTTAAGCACACACCAAAAGTCACTAAATTTTTTTGAAGAAAATGATAGTTGTCCTACTTGTACACAATCAATAGCATCTGATTTTAAAGAAGACAAGATTACATATGAAAAAGGTAAAGTGGTGTCCTTAAATGATGGTATGAAACAAATTATGGATGAGATTGCCAAGCACGAAACGGCAATTTCCAACTTTGCCAATATTGCTAATAAGATTAATGAATTAAATGTAAATGTATCTAAACTACAAACATCTATTGAAGAACTAAACAAATACTCAAATAACATACACGAAGAAATTAAGAAGTTACAAACCAAACAAATAGATGGTGAAGATATAGAACAACAATTAGAACAACTAAAAGTTGATTTAGAGAAAACTAAAATAGAAAAAAATAAGATTATCGAACAAAAAGGTTATGTGGATATATTAAGAACTATCTTAAATGACAAAGGTGCTAAGGCACAGATTATAAAAAAGTATCTACCAATAATGAATACATTAATTAATCAATATCTACAAAGTATGGACTTCTTCATATCTTTTCATTTAGATGAGGAGTTTAATGAAACGGTAAAGAGTAGATTTAGAGACACCTTTAATTACAACAATTTTAGTGAAGGTGAAAAAATGAGAATAGACTTAGCTTTACTATTTACTTGGCGACAAATAGCAAAGATGAAAAATAGTGTAAATACAAATCTATTAGTGTTAGATGAAATATTTGATTCATCATTAGACGGTCAAGGCACAGACGATTTCTTTAAGATAATTCAGAAAATGACAAAAGAAAATATCTTTATTATATCTCACAAAGGTGATATAATGTTTGATAAATTTACAAATATAGTAAAGTTTGAAAAGTATAAATCCTTTACAAGGCTTCAACAAACCTAGGAGATAAAATGGAAAAGCAACCTTTAAAATTAATACCACCAACTGATCCAAGAGTTGTATCTGCCATAGCTCCTTTTAATGATGAAATGTTAAAAGAGCACGGATATAAAGATAGACAAGAACTATCAGATGAACTCTTTGAAACAATGAACAAGTATGGTGGCATAGGATTATCAGCGAATCAGGTGGGCCTACCTTACAATGTTTTTGTATTAGGTGGACACGCCTCGATTGAAAATGGTTTAAAAATGACCTGCTTTAACCCTATGATTATCTCAGCTTCCGAAGAAGTTGTAGCAATGAAAGAAGGATGCTTGACTTTTCCTTTCGTATGGCTTACCATATCCAGACCTAGAAAAGTGGTGGTAAAATATACAGATGAGAAAGGCGACTTACAAGAAGGACATTTAGACGGAATGATGAGTCGTGTATTTCAACACGAATATGACCATATGTTAGGTAGAGTATTTACAGAGTATGCTAGTAAAATGAAACTTGATATGGCATATAAAAAGGCAGAAAAAGAAATGGACAAAGTAAGGAAATATCAGGATGCCCAAAAAAAGAAAAAATAGAGATAAGATATACGAAAGAAATCCAATGACAGGAGTTATTCGTTGGAGATATACAGATGAATCGCCAGACAAATTTGGCTGGCCTAATTATGGAAGAATATTGAAAACAAATGAAAGAAAAAGAAGTAGATAAATTCGTAGAAGATCAGTACAAAACTTGGTCTGATAATAATGACATATCTAAAGTAGAAGATATAGACGAAAAACATCTAAAAGAAGTTATAGAAAAAGACTTAGCCTTTGTATCTAAAATGACGGTACAAGAATATACTTTATATGAAAAATGGGTAGAAGTACACGAAAAATACAAAACAGCAGAAACAAATAGTTTCTTTGACGATAAACCAGCTCTTATTGATCCTACACAAGAGGCCTTTATTAAATCCGTTAAAAACAATATATGGACACCAGAGTCACCAGATGACGTGGAAAAACTAGAACCAGTTTTAGAATTTACAGATGATACCGAATACAACTTTAAGGGTCAGGCAAAACGAGGTGACTTATCAGAAAAGTGGAATACATTAAGAACATTTTTATCCACTATGAAAAACAACTCAAATATTGGCCGTCAACTATTCTTTTTAGTAAAAGATAATAGATCAGGTAAATACCTTGGTGTAATTTGTATATCAGGCGATTTTATGGATTTAACTCCTAGAGATAAATTTATTGGTTGGGATAGACAAATTAAAACCTTTGAGGGTAAAATCAATCACACAGCTATAGGGTCATCCATAGTACCAACACAACCATTAGGTTATTCATTTACAGGTGGTAAACTATTAGCATATCTATGTTTAAGTGATGATGTACAAAGAATATGGAAAGAAAAATATGGCGACACATTAGTAGGTGTTACCACTACAAGTTTATATGGTAAAGCAAAGGCCAATACACTATCTCAATATGATGGTTTAAAGTATTGGAAAAGAATGGGTTTTACAACTGGTTCAGTATCATTTCAACCTAGTAGAACAACTAGAAATATGATTTGGAAATGGTTAAAGAAAAATCATACTAGAAAATATTGGGAATGGCACGAAGCTAAGAGACCTAACGGCCAACCATTAAAAAGAGATCACAAAAATAGGTCACTAAACTTTACCTATTCTAAACTAGATATACCAAAAGATTACATAAGAACTGAACACCAAAGAGGTATATACTTTACAAAACTATATGAAAATACTAACGAATTTTTGTGTGGTAATATAGAAGAAAAAGATTTAATTAAAAGATTTGATAGTAGTACAGAATCACTAGTAAAAGTATGGAAAGAGAAACACGCCAGAAAAAGAGTAAAATCGTTGGTAGAACAAGGCCGTTATAATACAGACAGCCATTTTTATGATGATTTAATCTATATGAATTGGGAAGATTGTAAGAATCACTTTCTAAATCAGGTTGGTAGATAATGTGTTCTGGTTCTGTTCTTTTAAAAAGCAAGTAAAATCAACAGTATTTTAAGGGTTGACTTTTCAGGCGTTTGCTGATAGGATATCCGTATGACTACACAAAACACTAAACATATTAACTTCAATACAAAATCTCAATTAGCTAAATTAATCGCTTCAGAGAATATTACAGTACAACACAATCAAGTTAAAACTGCTTCATTTGATACATTAAACAGAATTTTAACATTACCTATTTTTAAAGTAGAATCAGGTGATGTATATGATATGTTAATAGCACACGAATGTGCTCACGCTTTATGGA